GCCTTCTCTGCCTGGTCGCTGACGGACCGATATTTCTTGATGAACTTGGAGTATCTGACGAGGCCCATGTCCTCATAGTCGAGGAGCGGATAGTCCTTGCCGAACACGGACACGATTTCCCGGTCCGGCGCGATGTCGTCAATCGTCAGGATTGCCTTTTTCTCCGCCATATTTCCCTCCTAGGAAATGCCGGGAGCTTGCGCCCCCGGCTTGTTGAGCTATGCGCTCATGCTGACTGCGATGGCCTTGGCCACGCAGGATACGCCGGAATTGTCCTTGAGGTCGGCGGTGACGAAGACCGTGTGCGTGGCCACGGTGAGGGCCGAGAACACGACGGTGAGCGTCGGAGCGACCCCGGCAGCGCTCGGCGTGAAGGTTATCGGCGTGAGTATCGCCTTGGAGCTGTCCAGGATCGCGTAGACGTTGAGCGCGGTCGCGTTGGCGATCGCCGCCGTTCCGCCGCCCGCCTTGGCGAAGGTCAGCACCATGGTCTTGGTGGACGCCACGCCGGCGCCGGAGGTCAGGGTCAGAGCGCCGAGGTCAGCGCCGCCCGACTGCACGACGGTGGAGAAGAAGCCGGTGACGAGGGCCGCGGCCGCGTTCGCATCGTCCGTGCGCATCTTGTGCTCCCATACGCCCGTGGAGACGAGGGGGAAGAATTCGGCCTTGAGAGCCTTGCGGCGCAGGGTGACGGACTCGCCCTTGGTGTCATTGGCCTCATCAGGGGGCATGAACACGCCCGAGAGGAGCCAGACATAGGTGAAGACGCTCGAGCCGGTGTGGCGCACCTTGTAGCCGAGCGCGAGGCGCGGGGGCTGGTCGTTCTTGCTCTTGACGATGGAGCCGGCCGCGTAGGTATGGCCGAAAATCTCGGCCTCGGCCGAAGGCTCGATGTCGTTGAGTTCCACCTGCACATCGATCTTTCCGATCGAGGCGAGGACGTGCTGCCCGGCGTTGTCGTCGCCCGCGAGCTTGGCGATGGAGGGGTTCGGGTTGACAGAGATCTTCCCCAGTCCCGCGAGGGATTTGACCGCTCCGTAGGTGGCGGCGCCGCCCACGATGTCGGTTCCGGCGTTCATGAGCGCGTAGACGAGGTCGCTTGCGCCGAAAGCCGGTCTAGCTGCATAAGCCATTTTTAGACTCCTTTATGCAAGATCCTCGGCGCACAAAGTCCGCCGGTATCTTGAGTTTTTGTGTTTGACGTTCAAGTCCGCGTCAGGGACATCCGCTGAAAATTCGCGCGCATAGAAAAGCCCGATCATTACCGCGTGGAGCGCATCATCGATGGCCGAGGTTGAGCCGCCCGAGACGTAGATGTCGAAGGTAAAGACGGACTCGGTAGCCAGGGGCGCATCGTCCGCGAAGTGCCTGTCGGCTGCGTTCGCCTCGGTGTAGATCAGGCAAGGGAAGGCCGCCACTTTTCCGGGGTGCTGGGGCAGGAGGTGAGTCTGCCCGCCGATGGCCGCCACGAGTGCGGTGTTGGCGAGGAGCTTTCCCACGATCCAGGCTTTCACGTTCATTCGGCGCTCCCTACGCTTTCAGGATCCTTAACCACGGCGGCCAGTTTGTTCTTGATCCATTCCCGGTTGCGCTCGATGGCCGGGACCATGAAGGGCCGCGGCTGCATCCTGGTCGTTCCAAATTCAAGATAGGGCGCGTACTCAACATTGGTCCCGACATAGGCCACGGCCTCGCCCGACTCCATTTCCACGCGGTGCGTAATCGAGGCGCGAAGGCGCCCGGTATCCACGGCGGGGGCTTCCCCGGGGGCGCTCGGTCCGTCCGGCGTCATGTTCTCCTTGATGTCGCGCTCTACCTTGAGGGCGCAGGAGTTGACGGCCTTCTTCGTGTCGTTATCCAGCTTCTCCCGGCGCTGCCTGAACTTGGCTTGTAGGGCGGCCACCTGTTCAGCAATGGCGGGGTCTAGTTCGAAACTCATGCGCCGCCGCCTTGCACGGGGATGAGGATCACGGCGGTATGTGACGGCCATGGGTTCACGGCAACGATGTCGTACTTGGTCGCCCCGTCGTAGAGCCTGCGCCCGCGCTGGATTTCCGGGTCGTTGTTGCAGAGGAACAGCATCGCATCGGCCGCGGCGCCCGAAATGCCATAAAGAGCACATTCCTGCTCGGTGAGGCTTCGCGGCTGCAGATTTCCCGACTGGCCCACGGCGCCATACGTAACCAGTTCACCTCCGTCGGTGACGAGTTCTCCGCCGTCGGTCACGGCATGGATTTTTTGCCATGTCTTGACGGGGTTGTTCTCGGCGTCGTAGGTGAGCGTGGCCTCGTACAGGTCAAGGGCCTTGTTGCGGATCATGCGGCGATCCTCGCGTAGCGAGCGAGCGCCTTCCTGAGGTCGGCATTGAGGAGGCTTCCGCCTTCGGCGAAGGTATAGGAGACCTGGCCTTCCTTGATGGAGGTCAAACCGTCCGCGCCCTTCTGAACCGCTCCGTACCTGATGCAAACCGCCGCTTCCGCGATGGCCTCGAGATCGGCCGGGAGCGAGTCAGCGGAGCCCGCCACATAGTGCGGCGTGGCCGGGGAGGTCGTTACATCGTCGGGGAGGTAGTAGCCCGCCTCATAGGTGACGAGGATTTCCCTGTCGCCGTCGTAGGCGTCGGGGATGAGGCCGCGATAGAGCATGGCCCCGTTCCAGCCGTCAGGTTTATAGATGCGCCCAACGGCGGCGTCAGCCGCGCTCATGAAGTAGTCCGATTCGACGGTCAGCAGGGCGCCGCCCAGGGTCACGCTCGTGAGCGCCTGGATCGGCCACTCGCGGAGGTAGAGGTAGGGCTGGCCGTTGACGGCGTAGGGCTCGGCGGTGTAGGTCGCCCGCTTTAGTACTCGCCCCGTGGCTGCGCAGATAGCCGCGCTGGCCTTGGTGATGAGCATTTCGAGCAAGGTGTCCTTCGTCGTGTCGCTCGTGATTCCGAGGAGGAGCTTCACATTCGCCAGGGTGCAGAGTCCGTCAACGGCCGCCATTCCTATCTCCCGTAAACCGTGGAGGTGTCGGCGTCCACGTCCTTATCGAAGAGCACGACTTCGGCGGCGAGCTGGTTCTTGGGCGAGCTGCCGGCGGTGTAGGTCGTGTCATTCGTGAAGCGGATATAGCGCTTGGCCTTCGAGAGGTCGATGTTGTACTGGGCGATGCCCGCCGTCTTGATGTTCTTGGCGGTCTCGAGGGTGGCGAAGGTGGCCGCGTCGGAAAGGGCGGAGTTGTCGCCGTCCTCAACGATGAGGGAGGCGGTGGCGGCGTTGGGGCTGCCGGTCGACGCCTCGAAGGAATAGATCAGCAGGGCGGACTGGTAGCCGAGCCGGTCGATGATCGCACCAACGATCGCCGTGCCGTCGTCCAGCGTGGAGGGCAGGGCCTTCGCGGCGGTCAGCTTCCCGAAAGAATTTACGATGCTCATACTATTCTCCTTTGCCCTTAGGCGACCGAGTAAATGCCATGCACGAAGGCGAGCGGCTGGCTGACGTTGAAATCGTGCTCAGCGACTACCTTGATGACGGTCTCGTCGCGGTCGAAAGCGCTGTAGGCGGTGGCGCCCGACATGTAGGTGGCCTCTTTGCTCATGGTCAGCTCCATATCGCGGGAGGCACCCCAGAGGAAATAGTCCCAGTCTCCGAGCCAGAGATCGGCGTAGTCGGTCGTGGTGTCGGTGTAGCTCGATCCGGTGGTCACGACGAAGGGGATGCCCTCGACGGTCTTGGAGTTGTTCATTTCGTCGCGGTAGATGAAGGCGCCGACGGTGGTCTTGAGATTCTTGAGCCAGCCTTCCATCGCGGGGGACATGACCCAGTAGGGGCGGCTCATGGCGACATTCGCCTGCCTGAGGAGGGAGATCATATCGACGGTCGCGGCGGCGGTGAGCGCGGTAGAGGCGCTTCCCGAGGACTGGATGCCAGTGATGCCCGAGAGGCCGAGGGGCTGATAGGACCCACCAGTTCCATAGAGGGCGGCGTCGTTCACTGCCAGGGTCAGTTTGCGCTGGAGGTCACGGGCGCAGAACGATTCGAGCCCCACGGCGCTATAGCGTAGCAGGCTGTTGGAAATGGGGAGCTTGGCGTAGAGCTTCTTCGCCGAGAGCTTCACGTCGCCGAGCACGATTCCGGTGGGCGTGGTTGCGGGGATTTCGCCGACCCAGCCAACCGTGGACGAAGTATTCACGCGGGGCAGGGTGAGATTTCCGTTGGGCATAGGGAGCTTCGACATTCCGATCTTGTCCAGGAAAGTCTCCTGGTAGAGCGGCTCGATCAGCTGGCCCATGATGGGATGGGGAATAGTAAAGCCACCAGTGGAGGGAACGCCGGCTTCCATCGTTTTCTTGATGTAGCCGTCGATCTCCTTGTCGCCGTCGTAGTTTTTCTTGGAGAAGGCGAGCATCTTCTCGGGGTCGCACT